TTATTCTAGCTTCCCAACTTATGTTTCCAAGATTCATAATGATATAAACTCCATATATGGTTCTTCTAAATAACCTTCAGGTAACCATTTAATTTGCTTTGTTAAAACATCAATATCTATATCAACGCTTTTATTTCCACCGTCTTCATTAGTGCCTATAACTAAACATTTTCCACAATATGCTATTGGATTATTTACTTTAAATTCAAAGTATCTTTGATTATTTTTCATTTTACCTTCATCATCAAAATACATAACATTATTAGAACCAATTTGTTGTGCATCTATTAAGCTGCAATTAAGTATTTCATAAAAAGATTGTAATGTATCATCAATATCTACATAACTTGTTGAGCAGTCAACAGGGTCTATAAGTATTCCAGTTATTTTTTTCATTTATTTTCCTTACCTTTCGGTTATCAATTAATAATATAAAATTATTATAATCCATATTGGAATATAAATATAATATTATTTTAGTTATTTTATATTCACCTATATATTGTGCTAATCTATCCAATAAGATACTATATAAAGTAATTATGCCTATACCAAAACCAAATAGTAATGAGTCTAGGCAGGATTTTATGAAAAGATGCATGGGAGATAGCACTATGGTTGATGAATATGATTCAAATCAAAGGTTAGCTGTCTGTAACACCAGTTATGAAAATAATAAAGAAGATTCTTTAGATAGCAAAGAAGAACTACGAGAAGATGTTTTTACTACCGAAGAAGAAGCTGAAGCAAGAGCAGAAGAAATCGGTTGTGTAGGTACTCACTCTCACGATGAAAATGGCAACAAAATCTATATGCCATGTAAAACCCACGAAGAATATACTGAACTTACAGGACGAGAAGTGTCAGGATATGGCAAAAAACCTAAAAAGAAAAAACCTAAAGACATGAAAGATGCATTAGATAATCTTGAAGAAACTTTAGAAGTTCAATCAGAACTAAAAGCTTATAACGATGAAGATGAAGATAAAGACTATGGTACTTTTGAAGGTTATGGTTCTGTATTTGGCAATAAAGATTTAGGTAATGATGTTATTGAATCAGGTGCATTTGCAAAAAGTTTAAAAAAGAAAAAACCATATCAAGTTAAATTACTTTATCAACACAAGTCAGATATGCCTATAGGCGTGTTTGATGAAATAAGTGAAGATGATAAAGGATTGTATGTAAAAGGTCGGTTAGCTTTAAAAACACAAGCAGGTCAAGAAGCATACGAATTATTAAAAATGGGTGCATTAGATGGTCTATCTATAGGCTTTAGAGTAAACCCACAAGAAGTTTCTTACGATAAAAGAGCAAATAAGCGAATTATCAAAGAAGTAGATTTAATGGAAGTTTCGTTGGTAACTTTTCCAATGAACCCAAAAGCCACAGTAATGTCGGTTAAAGGTGAAGAAATTTCCATAAGAGAATGGGAAAATGGAATGCGAGATGCTTTCGCATTATCTCGTTCAGAAGCGAAAGTTGCAGCAAAAGCTGTTACTGATGCATTCGGTCAACGAGATGTTGGCTCTAATGCTGAATTGGTAGATGCCATAAAGAACTTAACTTTAACCTTAAAATCTTAATATAGGAGATTATTATGTCGGAAGATGTAAAAAACGCTATTCAAGAAATGGGCAAAACCTTTGAAGAATTTAAAAAGGTCAATGACGAAAAACTTGAAGCGATAGAAAAAGGCGAAAGTACAGCATACGTGGACGAGAAATTAGCTAAAATGGAAGCTAAGATGGATTCTTATGAAGACATCAATCAAAAGCTAACGATTGCTGAACAAAACGCCGAAAACATCAAAAGCCAACTTGATAAACTTGAAACAGTCGTAAAAAGACCAAATTCAGGCTTTGAAAGTAAGCAAGTAGATGAATACATGGAAGCTTTTGACAAGTATTGCAGAAAAGGACTTGAAGGACTTGATGCAGTAGAAAAGAAAGCTTTAACAGTCAGCAATGACTCAACTGGCGGTTACTTAGCACCACCTGAATATATAAGAGAGCTGTTAAAAGATATAACAGAAATCTCACCTATTCGTAGTATTGCTAGAGTAAGAAGCACAGGGCAAAGAAGCGTACAAATCCCAAAAAGGACTGGTACTTTCTCTGCACAATGGGTTGCTGAAAGTGGAACAAGAAGTGAAACAACTGGATATCAAGTAGGTCTTGAAGAATTACCAGCACATGAGCATTATGCTCTTGTTGATATATCTGAGCAAGATTTAGAAGATTCAGTATTTGACTTAGAAGCAGAAATGCAATCAGAGTTCTCTACACAGTTTGCAAAAGCTGAGGGAGCTGCATTTGTAAGTGGTAATGCTGTAGGCAAACCTGAAGGATTTATGACTAACAGCGATGTTGGTTCAGTAGATTCAGGTTCTAATACTGCAATCACAGCAGATAGCTTGATTTCATTAGTGCATAACATTAAGTCTGACTATGGTAGAAATGGTACTTTTGTATTTAACAGAAGCACATTAGCTGCTATTAGAAAACTTAAAGATACTGCAGGTCAGTATGTTTTCCAAACAGGTATGATGCTAGGTGGTAACATGGTTAACACTATTTTAGGTCAGCCTTATGTGGAAGCTACAGATATGCCTTCTGTTGCACAAAATGCTTTTCCAGTTGCCTTTGGTGACTTTAGTAAAGCATACATGATTGTGGACAGAGTAAACTTAGCGGTTTTAAGAGACCCATTTACCCAAGCAACTACTGGTAATGTAAGATACATTGCAAGAAAAAGAGTTGGTGGGCAAGTGATTCTACCTGAAGCCATAAATAAACTTAAAGTAACAGCGTAAGCAGGGATTAATTATGAAAGATTTAGGAAATAATTTAACACCTGTCAGCATGACTGCAGCAGTAGTCGCATCTGGAAATGCTACAACTACAACTGGTTCAGAGATAGACCTACAAGGTTTTGAAGGTGCATTTGTAATGTGTAATTCAGGTGTTGAAGGTGATACTTTAGCTTCAAACTTAAAGTATGAGTTAAAACTTTATCATGGTGATACAAGTGGTTCTCTTACTGCAGTAAGTAGTCAATTAGATGTTACAGATGCTGCTATCGCAACCGATGGCACATGATTAACACTAGATGATAATGCTGAAACACCACAAGTGTCAGGAATTGGATATGTAGGTGGCAAAAGATATATCAGAGTTGATATTGTCAGAACAGGCAATCACAGCACTGGTACTCCAATGTCAATTTCATGTATCAAAGGATTCCCAAGACACGCTGGGGGTGCTTCAACTTACAGCTTAGCGTAAGTATGAATAATAGTGGGGTGGTAAAACACCCCACACTTATAAGGATTTAAAATGGCAAGAAAATTTAAAATAGTAGTTCCAAAACCAGCTTCATGTAATGAACATGGAACTGAAGTAAAACTTTATCAAGTTGATGAAATCGTTGAATCTGAAGGAACATGGCAAGATGATGTTATGGATAAATTCATTGAAAATGGTTGGGCAATGGAAGTTAAAATTGACTCAGCAGATGAAACTGTAGAAGTAGAAGCTGATGTTAAAGAAGTTAAAAGAGCAAGAAACGATAAAGGTCAACTTATAGGTGATGACCCTGAAACTCCTGATGTAAACGAAGCATGGGAAGGTGGAGAAGCACCAAAGAAGAAAACAACTGCAAAAAAGAAAACTACTAAAAAGAAAACAACAAAGAAAGCATCTTCATAAATTCTTTGTTATGATTAACATAGCAGAAGCTAAATGGTAGATACCATGCAATTTATAGGAAGTTTTAATGAGTGCAGGTTATCATCATTTTATTATAGAGCAAGGTGCGACATTTGGTCAGACACTAACGCTTAAAGATTCATCTAATGCAGTAATAAACCTTACTGGTTTTACAGGTGCTATGTCACTTAAAGAACAACCTGACGCAACTGCAACAGTCCTTTCATTAACAACTGCAAATGGTCGTATGACTATGGGTGGTAATGCAGGAACAATAGTATTAACAATAAGTTCAACAGATACAGGCAATCTAACACCTGATGATGGTGTATTTGATTTAGAAATAACAAGTGGTGCTGGAGTAGTTACAAGAATTATAGAAGGTACTTATAGCGTAAGGAGAAATATAACAGCATGAGTTCTGTTGATAGCATAACAATTACAAGTGTTAGTACTGTAAATCAAATTACAATAACTGATTCAAGCGGTATAACAGTAACTACAGTAGGTACACAAGGTCTTGCTGGTCCAAGTGCTATTATGGCTAGAGGTATTAATCAAAATACTGCTGGTGCAAGTAATAATGGTGCAATGCTTATATATGACCATTCCAATGTCAAATGGACAGCTAACGACACCACAGAAGGCAAACAACTAACCCAAAAACTATTTAACCTACAATTAGGAGAAAGTGGTGCAACAGTAACCACTATATTAGATGAAGATAATATGTCTTCAAATAGTGCAACTGCTTTATCCACACAACAAT